GCCCATGAACAGCGACGAGGGGCTTGGCTCTGCTCTAACCTTTTTAACAGAGAAAGATTTTAAATCTTACTCTGAAGAATTTTGTAAGGAGTTCTACACCATAAGGAACAGGACATCGTCATTCGGTGAGCGTGTAGACTTAGGTCCTCTATCCAAATCATTGAAGGATAACTTTACAAGTGAAGATCTTGTATTCATGCATAATGTTAAGAATTCAAATGTTCTTGATGTTAATTTTAAAAATGAAGGATACAAGGCATCTGTCTTAGCCCTTGCGGCAGATTCCAAGGATGTCTTACAGGCTCAAGCAGCTAGACAAGCTTTAGTTTTGAAAGATAATGAAGTTAAGTATGAAAAAGTTATACAATATCTTAAAGATAAACTAAAGATAGCGAAGGGCGATGCGCCTCAAGATCGTAAAGCCGACATTATCCAACTTCTGAAAAAGAATCAGAGGTTCGCTAATTTAGTTTGGAGCTATAATGAAGGTAAGGAGGACGCACAAAGTTGGATTGACACAATGAACTTCATAGTCAATGGGCACGAATTTACCAGCCCAGGACCTAAAGTTATGGTTAATCCAGGGGAAAGGCATAAAGCTTATTCTGATATGTTGGAGGATTTAAATAAGTTGACAATCACTGCCAGCATCAAAACTTTGCCCTTCTTCAATCATCCTCAATTGTTTGAAAGGAATTGTTTTCTTTTTGGTCTTCAAAATGAAATATTAGGATCAGTAAACTCTAATGACGCTTTATATTCTGTTTTCACTGGAAGATATAAAATCATAGGAGTTAGACACTACATGTCTAGTGATAATGCTTTTTCTGAGTTTGATCTTCGAAGAAACGACTTGGTTCAACTTGAGGAAACTGCTGGTAGAGATTTATCTAATATGGCACTTAGAGATATTATGTTGAAATTTAAGTTGCCTCCAGGTACTGGTGAACCCTACAAAGGCGACTTAATGGACATGATGTTCCAAACCCCAATCGAGGACTTCGAACTCGATAAACGCCGTGATGACCCGAATATAGCATGAACGTAGTAAAAGGACAAGTTGTTTCAAATGTAGACCTTTCAGAGTCAGGTGTTATATTTGTTAAATTCCCAAAGCTAGGAAAGGATCCAAAGCGTGTAACCTACACCTCCCCTTATTTCAAAGCTAACGGCGGAGGATTCTTAGGCATTCCTGAGATTGGGGATAATATCTTGGCATTCCATAATGAAGATCCTGAGCCTGGGGAGCAGAAATTATATTACATTTCTACCATTGTCACAGAGGAACGGTCAGGTCTCCCAGATTCAGATAAGAATAGGAAGTTTAAAGCGATTCAACCTAACGATGTCTCACCTTATGACAACGGTAAGCCTGTAGGTCAGAGATTTACTAATCAAACAGGCGCTGGACTCTACATTCAAAGAAACTTTACGAAGTCTAAGATTAGTAACAATGTTACGATGCGGGCTGAAACTGGAGATGAGGTTAATGTGGGCCATATGGGGGTTCAAATCTCAAACCCCGATGGTGACTCCATTGTCTTAACCGGAGCGGAAGCTAATGATGTTTACAGTGCTCGTGGTCTTTATGTAAATACAGATGGACCTCAAGAGTTCAAATGTCTTACGGGTGATATTAACATGCGTGTTGATCAGGGCGGTGACATCAACATCGAGAACAATTCTTTTGGTATTAACGGCATTCCTCCTTGGAGTGGTAACGTTAGAATAAAGAGTCGTTGGAGAGACGTTACTCTTGCTGCGTTAAGTGAGATCCCTGGGACTGCAAAAGTACATATAGTTGCTGGAGCCTCTCCGGTGGGCGCAAAAATCGTGGTGAGTAATGATGGTAGTATAGATATATTTTCAACGGGCGTACCAACGCCTGCGGGGTCAGTTGTGCCTGGACTCCCTGCCTTAAACATTCAATCTACGGGTGATATAAACCTTAAAGCAAATGGGTCAATTAACATGGATGCTGGTTTAGGTATAAACATGAATTCTGCGGGATTAACCAACATCGCATCTCAGACAGGTACTAACTTAAACTCTACCGCTGCGGTCAACACCAATGCAGCGAGTATAGTTCAAAATGGTTTGCCTTTGGTAACAACCAACCCCACTGGTGGAGATGTTTCTATTGTTGTTCCCGTCACACCTCTCCCAATACCTCCTATTCCCTTTATCCCGGCAGCGCCTGCGCCTTTAGCGACAGCCCCCGCTCCGAATGCCTACAATGACGGTTATCCTGGTGAATCTGGTGGAGGCGCAGTCTAATGGCTTTTGATGCTAAGACATTTGTAACTGGAGGGGGAAACTTTAACAGTCTTTTAGGGGCTTTCGGTATTCCTAGCTGCATGTTGGATTTATCCGAGACTGCTTTAGCTCTTATTCCGACTCCAATTCTCCTAGCCGTTAGAACAGCGATTAACAAGGCTAAGGAACGCGCCGATAGGATTGTTAAGAAAATAATGTCTTACATTAGAGATCTTTTAGGGATCTCTTTATTTCCTGATAAAGACGACTTTAAGGGATACTTCTCAGACTTTTCGAAGCTCACGTTAGACATTATAAGCGGCATAACAGAAGTTATAGCAACGTTCCTGGAACTTGCTGAAGCAGCTATACAGGCTTTTAATGAGCTTTCAACTGCTTATCAAGCTGTTCAAGATTGCTTATCGCAGTTTAAAGCTATGCAAGATTTCCAAAACGGAAACGCTGGTAAGAGGAGAGAAGAGCTATCTAAATCGGATCCCACAGCATTCCAAGCGGATGTTAACGCTCAGTTTGGAGTTTACCTGCAACAAGCGGACACCGCTCAAAAGTTTTCCGACAGAGCCGCCGCCCAACTTCGAATCATTGATAACATTCTTTTACAGAGAACACTTGACCCGACATTGGAGCCTGGGTTCCCTGAGGAGACGAAAGAGTCTGTGTTCCGTTTAGATGCTGGCCCACCGCGATCCCGCTCGGGTAAGTTCATCTTGTCGGTTGATGGCTTATACTACGACTCTCAGGAAAATGGTATCGAGCCCGCACTCCTTGAGTTAGCGGATAGGGACGAAGACAACAGACTTAAACCTGGAGCTTTCCCTAATGGAGATCTTTGGAAACTTGAGTTCGATCCCAACATAGGTGGTAGAGGCATCCCCACAACTGCAAAGGATTTAAAGTATTACTTTAACAGCATTTTAGATCCTGATCTAGTGGATAATTCGCCTTCGATCACAAAATACTATGAGCAGGATGAGCTTTTACTGAGCTTGGAAGGGCAGAAAGATAGGAAAGTCTTTGATGTTTCTTCTGAATTGCAGGGGTTGATTGATAGTGGTTCATCTCAGGCAGTCATTGATAATATGCGTCAAGTAATGTTCTCTGAGACTGCTCAGTTTCAGGATAGAATTAATAAACGTAAGAAGCAGGTTGAGTTAGCTGTTAAAATCCCTACGTTCTTAGGTAAGGGACCTCAGTATAAACCAGGGAATGTCCCTGTCAATGACTTTTCATATTTAGCTGGCTCTAACTTCCTGGTAGACATTGAAAACCAGCGTAAGATTGTTTTAGATCAAACTGATGTTACAGGCGTTGTACTGCCTTTAGAGGTGAAATACACCGAGAAGATTGAAACTACAGACACGGTATTCCTGGATCACATTCTCCTTGCAAACGTTGCTAAGGGCGAGACTGTCGCTTCCCCTTCAGCGCCTTCAGCAGCTTCTTTACAGATTACAGACAGAATAGTGGAAGACGGTCTGTTTGCTTTATACAATTACTTATCTGTTGAAACTGATTCTACCTCTGGATCTAAGTTTGGGAACCATAACTCAAGTAGACTGGGGGTAGATGCTAATTCTCAAATGGTCGGTGAGGCTTCGAGTATTTTCGATAAAGGTTTAGGAATTCCCTTCCTTAGCGGAGTGGCATTCCCAGCCTCAGGCTCCTCTGAAATAGAAACCATGGGTAGTTACGTGAAGCTTCCTGAGAACTCTGAGTTTCAAGACTTCTTATACAACACTAACGGCGCTACGTTTGAAACATGGATCCATATGCCGAACCTAAGCGTGTCCGCAGGGTATAACCTTCATAATAACGATACTTTAGGATTATACAGACTGATTCTTGCTAACGAAAACGTCGGCTTATCCCCGTCTAGAATTCCTCAAGCTAATATTAACAATTTACGAGCAGATAATGGAACCGGAATTGTGCGCGGAGCAATACTAGGATTCACGCGAGACAGAAGATTCACCGCTGGCTTAGATCCAAGTAATAATAATGCGGACAACAGTGTGTCTAGCCTAGCTCTTGTCCTAGCTCCCACACAGTCTTACGATTCTTCAAGTGTAGGATTTATAGCTAATAGGCAAGGAGATTGTAATAAGAGCACTTTCCATGGTTTATCTGTCCCTGTATTCCAACTTCTTAACGGTAAGTCTCTGTCTAGTTGTGAAAATTCTTTTGTTCAACTGTCTGTAGCACTGGATCCTCAGAAAGATGAAATTCGAGTTTACGCTGACGGAGTTAAATTAACTACGTCAAGCTACCAAAGTACTTTCCCAACTTCAAGGGCTGGGGAAACATATAAGGCTCCTTCCATAAAACAAAATAACTCTTTTGAGTACTCAGGTGGTCCTTCCTTAGATACTTACTTTACTCCTTGGATTCTTGGCGGTGGATACACTGATGGTTTCTCAGGGGGTAACTTCATGGGCGGTGAATACGGTGGTAAGGTAAGTGGCTTGCGAGGTTACTTAGGCTGCACTAGATTCTACTCAAAACCGCTTGAGGACAGTGAGGTGCTAAATAATTATAATGCAACTCAGAACTTCTTTAAGAATGTTGAAGTGCCCTGATGCTGACATAGTATTTAAAATAAACTAAAATGCCTATTTCGAATAACGTAACAAGATACGGGACCGTTTCCCCTAGACTTCTCCAGAGAGCGACCGTCCTGAAAGATCCCTCTCTTCAGGGGTTAAAATATCCGATAAATACTAACCCCAAGAATGGCTATTTTAGCAAGGCAACTAATTTAGAATTAATAAAGTCTAATCTGCAATCGTTAATCAGGACCGAACGAGGCGAGCGATTTATGCGTCCTGATTATGGATGCAATCTCAGGAGATTCTTAATGGAGCCTTTGGATGAGGCTACATTTTCAATGATAAAAGAAGAGATTGTGATCTCCATAAGTAGATACCTTAGCACAGTTTCCTTGGGTAAAGTTCAAGTTTTTGAGACTAGAGGTGGTCAATTAAAGGTTAACTTGTTCTGTTCTGTTAAGGATGCTATTTCAGCAGCTTTTGATGTTGGAGTGAGAATATAATGGTCGTCTTTTCAGGAACAGTAGATTCAGACTTTTTAAAGTTATTGCCATCTAAGTTAGACAATAAGCAAAAACTTATTGACTACAGCGCCTCAGACTTCGAAAGTCTTAGAAATACCTTAATAAAGTATGTTAAATCTACTTTTCCTCTAGACTACAACAACTTTGAAAGCTCCGACTTTGGGGTGCTCCTTACGGAGATGATGGCTGCGATTGGGCACATTCAATCTAATAAGTCTGATTACTTGGCCAATGAGAACTACTTAGGGACAGCTAGGAGTCGGGACAGCGTAAAGAGGTTGTTAGAGGTTATCGGGGTTCGCATGAAAGGTCCGATATCTGCCGCTGCGAATGCTTCTATAACCTATCAGACCAACTCAGTTGCAAACCCATCTTCTATGGTGGTAGAGGCAGCTAATCGAGTGGTAACAATAACATCTCCTGAGGATGGTGGGACTCTTAGTTACACCCTCTACAAGGTTAATTCAAACGGAACTGTAGATCTAACGGATTCTTCTGAGGATCTTACTTTTTCAGTAAGTGCAACTGGCGCGGGAACTGTCGTGGTTACAGACGCTGTTCTTTTAGAGGGTGCTCTTGTTGTTGAAACCGGGACGTTTACCTCTCCTGAAGCAATCAAAACAATAAATCTTTCTGAAAATCCTTATGTTGAAAAAAGTGCTCAAGTTTACTTAACAGGGAACACTGCCACTGAAGGTATTTATAAAGAAGAAGAGAATATTTACTTTGCTTCTGGGCAAGGGGACAAGGTATTCCAGGTAGCAACTGACGAGCAATTTAAAGCATCAATTTTATTTGGTGATGACACCATAGGCTTATCACCTTCTATTGGGGATGCATACTCGGTAACTTATCGAGTTGGCGGCGGAACTCGTGGTAATATAGCGAAAGGTATCCTTAATGCACAACTACAGGTTAAATCGGTAAGTGGTAGTTCCGAGGAGATAATTAACAGTGCAATCGTAGAGAATACTACGATCGCTACAGGAGGTAGAAATGCAGAATCTGTTGCTCAAGCTAAGAGGTATGCTCCTCTATTCTTTAGAACTCAAGACAGACTGGTGACCCTTCAAGACTTCAAAGCTTTTGCTAATAATTTTGCATCGAACTACGGATCTACAGGAAAGGCCACTGCCACTGTAAGGCGAGCATTCTCATCCGCTAATATCGTGGATCTCTTTGTATTAGAGAGAGCGTCTGATCTTCAATTAAGAAGAGCCACACAAGAATATAAGAGGCAACTTCTGGAGGCAATTGAGCCTAAGAAGATGTTAACAGACGAGGTTGTCGTTGTCGATGGTTTAGTTAGGACTTTGGATTTAGTGGTAACCATCACGCTTGACGAGAAGTTTAGGAGAAGCGAGAGCATTCTTGTACAAGCCGCCAGAGATTCCATTCTGAACTACATGCAGATTGATAATACAGACTTTGCAGAGCCTTTCGTGCCTCAAGACCTCATAAGAGTATTACTTGAACAGCAGTCTAACATTAGATATGCAGAAGTTAGCAATGTGGATAATACTATTAAAGTAGGGTTTAACGAAATTATCCAACTAAATAACTTGACCATTAAAACAGAGTACATCTAATGTCTGGTAAGACTTACTTAAGAAATCAGAATTTCTTCAAGAGAAATTACTTCGAGGCTGTAAAATACATTCTCCCTGGTTACCTTTATGAGGACGATGTCTCAGGAACTCCAAAGGCCGAGGACCCGATCGACACAGTAATTAACAGTCATATTGATGTTGCTGCTAATTTCTCTTCGATAATAAATGTCAGCGCAGTCCCAGGGACCGTGTATAGCTCCATTAACACTTTACAAGGTATCGCACCTTATTTTGTAAAGCAAAACAAACTAACTGAAATAACTAGTAAAAGATTTCAAGATAAAATTCTTGATTACTTTGATAAAAAACTAACAGAGTTTTCAACAGCAGATGAGTTCAAGTCATATGTTGAAACTACTTTGATACCCGCCATACAGTTGAACAATCCTGACACGTCAGTGTTCTCAACTTTAGGATCTGCTTCGGCAATACACAATTACTTAATCACTAATCTGTCTTGGATGTATTTTTTGAATACCTCCGGTGATTCCTACGACCCCTCGTCCTATGTTAGGGATCTACTGGTCAGTAGTATTTTTAAAGGTAAGCCAGTAAAGACTAATGACGGTATCAACGGGTTATCAGAGCATCTGTGGAAGAATGCCTCAGGTAGTTATTATCCCTCTGCTTTATTTGCTAGCGGATCTAGATCTGACCTTAGCGGAACTCAGCAGTTAGACAAGTTTAAAACTTGGAATGATGTAATCTATTCTCCCTTATTTTCAGACAATTCTGATTTTAGAGTTAGGGACAAGTTTGATACGTATATTGATAACTCTTTAAAGTCTTCAAACAAAATTGAAAGCGGACCTTTCGCAAGGTTAATAAGGGCACTTTCGTTCTTCGCTTATGATATTAGTAATGAGACTGAGGAGATATCAACTTTATACGATATTGATGATTGTCCTGATGATTACCTGCCGCTGATAGCTCAATTGATCGGTTGGGATCTTTTTGGTAATAATCCTGAAAGGTGGAGACTTCAACTTCGAAATGCTGTGGCCATTTATAAGGCTGTAGGCACCAAGAAATCTATTCAAAGCACTATTAACACAGTTTTCCCTAAGAATCAATTCCCTATTGAGAATAGGCTTACAGAACTTTGGGAGTCTTATGTCCCTTATCTTCTCTATTATGCTCTAGCGACGGAATCTTCTCTTTTTAAAGGTTATGATACTTGGACTCCCGACTTAGCCAATCAGATGAATGTCGATTCATACTCGACATCTAGTATGGATGATAACATTAGGTTGGCAGTAGATACAATCATTTTGGAAACTATCAGAGCTTTCCCTGATAAATTCCCCATTAACTCTTGGCTTTCTGAGTTTGATGCTGCTTTTAATTATAGGGGTAGGGACTTTGTGATACCTCCATTTGAGGAGTATCCTTACTACGTAAATACAGAGCTAGACGCCGATATGGTGACCTTCCTGACAGACAGGCTAGCTTGCTTTGGTGTTAGAAAAGAGTTTGCGTTAGATGTAAGTTCTTACATTCAAACAAATGCTCTGAACTCTGATGATGAGCCTAAAGGTAGCTCCTGGCTTATATTTACTTCAGGATACAACGCCCCACCAAATCTTGATAATTTAATTAGAAATTTAAATGACAATAGGTTTGATTATGCTTCTTTGTGGTCTGGTAAGTCGTCTCACTTTAAGTTAGTTCTTCAGACTTCTGAGTTTGATTTTAATGAAAAAGACTTAAATAACATTAATAGCGGAGACTCATTAGACTTTATAGCTCAGTCTGTAAACAATTTCTCTCCTGCTCACGCCATTCCTTTAATAACTTTAGAGGTTTCTGCACCTCCTGATAACTTAGGGTTTGAGTCTAGTTGTCTGCCACACGTTTACATTGATAGGGAAGAGATCAATGTAGGTGCGGGTGATAATACTTTCGCCTCCGGTATTTTCTTGAATACTTATAAGAGAGGTATAAATCCTGATGGCAACGTTATCGGTAAAGCGGCTACACAATCTTTAGTATCCCCAGAACTTTTAAATGTTTCTAGCATTGGCTCTGTCTCCAGAAATACCGCAAGGAGGAGATCTTTTGAGAAAGTAATGCCTTTCAACGGGTATTATGATCGAACAGGCTTCAATATGCCAGTCTCTTTTAATATGGCATCTGGGCTAAGTGGTATCCCGTTAGGTTTAGTGCCTAGCTCCTTAACCTACACTCCTGTTAGTAATGCCATAGATCCTTCTGGGGTGTGGGCTCAGTGCGAGGGTTTAAACTCTAATAACTCGTATTACGAGTATGATGTAAGCAATACTCAAAATATTAGAGGCATTGATGGGAGTATGCAGGCCAATACCGATAGAACCACTGATAGGGGTCAATTGCCAGGAATCTACGCAGCCATGCACCGCATGGGAGAGGGTCGTAAGTATTTCCAAGCTTTCTTAGATGTAGGTGCCACGACTTCTGCATTGGAAGAATACTTAGGGGTTCTTGAGTATATACTTCCCTTTCACGCAGGCACCGATGAGATGGTGGTAATTAACGAAATAATTAGGGTTAAAGCGTTGCTTAATGGAGATTACAGATCTCTTGTAACTAGTGGTACAAACGCTGGTGCCGAAGGTTATACTTTCCCCAATTCAGTAAATGACTTTTATTATTTTGAGTTCGGCAGAGACCTTCACCGACTTTACAAAATATACACTGACAATTTTGAAAGACATCGATTAAG